ATGACCTACACAACCTACATCACCTGCGCCGTTGCCTTAATTTTCTCTATCAGGAAACACTGGAAAAAACGCAATGACTCCTGTCTTAAACATCGCATCTGGGTGCGTAAGGAGCTTCGCAATACCATCAGTTCTCTGCGCGAGATTCGCCAGATTGGAGTCACCTACTAACCCACACCCATGACATACACCGAACACCAACAAGTCGCGATCATCGAACAGACCTGCGACGAAGTCCGCAAAGAGAACGAGCAGTTAAAAACAGACATCCTGTTTTTGATTCACGATATGGAAACCATCCTGCGCCTCAATAGCCTTGGCAAAACCAAGGAGATTGCTGACCTGATCAAACTAACCCTCAAATGACACCTGAAATGATCGGACAAGACATCCTTTGGTTTTTCCAAGGCATGATCAATATCCTAATCCCATTCTCGCTAGCATTCATCGCACTCCACATCTACTACACAAACAAATGAACACACACGAACTATCCTCACTTGAAGGACTACTAGCCTGTCAGATCAAACTGGCAGAGCGTCACGGCCTCGACGAGATCCGCATTAGCGTTCCACGCGCACGCGAGATCCTGCATCAGGCAATCATTGGTCAGAAGCGTTCAGAAATTGCGCCTAAAAAAGAGCCGTTGTTCTTTAGCCGACTCGACGCAATTCACTTCACATCATAAATATATGCTTGACACTGATACCGAAGCGTCTAAACCCAACCAAATGGATACACACCCATACAAAGCAGGCAAAGACGATATGCGTGAGCAATTGCTCGCGTTCATCTACGAACGCTACTGCTACTACCGAACCTTCTTTGGGAAGGAATCGCAAACAGCATTAGAACTGAAGCGCATCATCCTCGACATCCGCGAGGATCAGGCGAAAGAAATCGAAAACATAAAATCAACCGCCACTGATGAATGATCTCTGGCGACCTGCGAGTATCCCTGCTGGATGGAGTGCGGCATATAAAAGCCTATCTGCTCGCTGGGAACTCGTATGTCGTCATGGATTTCATCACCCTCACCCTGATGATCCTAACTTGAAAGCGGACGGCATCCATGCCTGCGATGGGTGCTGTTCCGAGTTCAAAGAGTTTTCCATAAATAAATCCCATGAAATTACATCATAATCCCTGCATCCCATACATTTGGATAATGCTTGATAATCTTGACAAAAGAGGCTTGTTAGTCCGTAAATTGCGTCCTGCGGTAATTATGCCGCTGAAAAATCAAACCAATTTATGTCAAAAGAGCCTGTCAACCACCCTGCCTTCCCTGTCCAAGCCTACGCTGGAGACAACACTAACCCTCCAGTGCGCCCCAACAGCGGCATGAGCATTAGAGACCACTTCGCATCAGCCGCCCTAGTTGGACTCACTACGCCAGCATCAGCAGGCGATCCAGAGGCAACTGCCGAGAACGCCTATGCGATTGCTGATGCAATGTTACAGGAAAGGCTGTACACTACTCGTAAATAATATGTGGCATCACAATCCTAAAAACCCTCTTCAGGTCAACAAGCCCAAAGCACCTGCCAAGCCTGCGGCTCTCAACGCCAGCGCGGAGGAGCCTAAGTCATCGACCTCCTCAATCAAGTTCGCTACTCCTGAGATTCGCGTCGGCCTGAACAGCGCGAAGTCGTCCATGCCTGATAGCGTCAAAGTTCCCAAGGTATCTACCAAGATGCCTAAAGATAAGAATGTCATCATTCCCAAAGTCAAAAAAATGCCCAAGCGCAAGCTGACGGCCTAACCAAACAAACACCAACACCATGTCCGAAGATACAACATCCGAAACATCCAGCGTAGCACCTGAAGTAGTAGCCGCCGCTGGCGCAACAGGAACCGCTCCAGAGGCTCCCACAAACATTGTGCCTATGCCTGCGCCTGAAAGCACAGAAAACGCGCCTACAGAGGCTCCTGCGAAGCCAGAACCTAAGAACATTCAGGAACTGATTGCCAGCATCGACCTCAAGGAAGTATCCGTTGACGAGATCGTCGTTGACCTGATCGCTGGCATCCAGCAGTTGGCAGTTCGCGGAACAATCGCACTGGGACTCCTTGAGCGTCTCCATGTCGCCGCCAACAGCGAGCCTGCTCCTGAAGCAACGCCAGCCGCCGAGTAATGAAATCAGGCAAAGCCAACAACACCGCTCGCGCTTCCAAGGCATCGGACGCCGCGAGCAGATTGACGGCTCCTCGCTCACACGCCGCTCCGAAGGCTCCTATGGGAGCTAACGGAGAGACTGGCGATGTCCAGCGCGCCGCCAGAAAGGTATTCATCCTGCGCCGCAATAATCTATCCACATCCAATTGACACATTCATTCACACATGGACGACATCGTAAACAATCCAAAGCACTATACCTCTCACCCAAGCGGAATTGAGGCCATACAGGTCACCCAGCACATGGGATTTTGTTTGGGCAATGCCATGAAATATTTATGGCGCGCTGGCAAGAAAGACGCCGCTACAGAAATTACTGACCTGCGTAAAGCGATCTGGTATATAGAGCGTGAAATCCTCCGTTTACAAACTCCCAATGAAAAATAAAAACCCTCACCTCCAGCGTCTCATCAATAAGACTGAGACCTATCACGAACTCATGAACAGCCGCATCTCTCCCAAGACGCGCAAGAGCCTCAACAGCAAGCTGGGCGGTCTTGCGAAGGGCATGAAGATCAAACCAATGGAGGATAACAAATGAAAAAGGGTCTTTGGTACAAGCGTTCAGCGCGATGAGCGAGGCTATTCCTAAAAACCAATTTGGATGGGGCGGAGGCAAGGGCGACTATGAAAGACCAGTAAATCGCCGTGTGTTCCGCGAGAACATCGACAAGATCAAGAAAGGCCCAATGCGCGGTACACCTGTTGCAAAGAAGGGCGGCAAAACAACCTATAAATATTGATATATGAAAGTCACAAAGAAACTCGTAAAGCATCTTACCAAAATCGGCAAAATCGGAGGCAAGGCGACCACCGAAAAAAAGGCAAAAGCGGCTATTGAAAATGGCAAAAAGGGCGGTAGGCCGAGGAAACATCCTGTCCGCCAAGCCGCATAAACAGAGGCTCTAGAAACTATTTTCATTTTCTGAAAGATTTTTCTTGGAAACCCAAGCGATCTAGGCAATATTGGTCGTGTAGTCAATCAACACACACACAACACACACACATGAATGCTACCAAAAAACTAAAATGGAAAAAACAAATGCGGTTTTACAAAGAACATGGGTTTGATTGCCCAGACTATATTTCATCTTGTGGCAGATTTCTTATCCGCAGGGGTGATTTTTTAGGGTGTTACGATGAAGCATACGGATGGGATCTTTATGATAAAAATGTGTTGGATTTTTCAAAACTTGATTCTGCACTTGATAACTACAAATGGGGAAATGGAGTTGGAACTGGTACAAGGGTTTTTAGACTGAAAGAATTAGCCGAAAACATTGTTGCCTTAAAATAATTGTTGCAAAACCCAAGCGTAGCTTTTATAAATTGATCCACATGAAAAACACACTCGCAAACGCTCAAGTCATCGGCTTCTTCTCAATGCCATCGTCCATGCTGGCTGAACACAATCCAACCGCCTATTACATGGCAATGGCTGATATGCCTCGCAACGCTGGCACTTGCTCACATTGCGGCACAGGCATCATGCACCATGTCATCATCCGCGATGTCGAGGGCAAGACTCGTTTCATCGGTTCCCAGTGCGCTGAGAAGGTTGGCATTGACCCAGAGGCTCTTCGCCTCCGTAAATCACGCGACCAGATCAATGCCGAGAAAACCGCTCGCGAGGAACATCTCTCTACATTTGACGCTAGCGTATTCGACGGCGGCAAGTATGCAGGTCGCAAGATCGCTGATGTGCTGGTTGAGGACGAGCAGTATGTGCGCTGGTTTTCCAACCGCTATCCGTCCAACGAGGAACTGAAACGTCAGATCGCTACTTGCGAGGCTCTGCTCGCTCCAATCATTGCCGCCGAGAAAGCCGTAAAAGATTCCGCGAACGCCAAGACCATCGTTGCCTTTGGGCGCGATTGGCTTGATATGTTTGCCAATAACGGAGAAGGATTTTGCCAGTCCGTTGCATCCAGCATCCTGAAGGGTGAGTGGGTATCTGATCGTGCTGTAGACATCATGCGAGAAGTCTGGGCGAAGCACAACGGAGGTCGCAAGGGTAGCAAGAAGTACAATGCCGCATGGGACGAGCTGGAGGCTCGCTTTGCCTCCTAAAAATAATTCTTTACACGCCAACCCAAGCGCATATATAAATCTTACCAGTCAGTCAAAACACATACACAACACACCCATGAATAAGACGCTAAACGCCGCGCTAGTAGCCGCCCTGTCCGAGATTCGCAATCTCCCCAAGGACAAGGTCAACCCACACTTCAAGTCAAAGTTCACCTCGTTGGACGCCATCCTTGAAGCCACACGCCCAATCCTTGCAAAGCATGGACTGGCGATCACGCAGTTGCCTGCCTACGACTCCAACACCCAGTGCGCTGGAGTCACGACACGCATCATCCACAGCAGTGGTGAGACCACCGAGTCAACCCTCCTGCTACCTGTTAAGGACAACACTCCGATTGCAATAGGATCGGCATTGAGCTACAGCCGTCGCTACTCAATTAGCGCGGTGTTGGCACTTGCCTCCGAGGAAGATGAAGACGGCATGATCGCTAGTACGCCCAAGCCAGTGATCGCAAAGCCAGCTTTTACCAAGAAGCCAGAGTCTGCACCTGCGCCAGAAGCCATTACCCCAGCCGCCAAGGACGAGTGGGAGATCATGTTCAAGACAATGGAGGCGTACAAGGTATCCGAGGAGCAGGTTCGCTCATTCCTTCTATCCAAGGGCGTTGAGGTTCCAGAGTTCCTGATCGACCTGCCGCTCGCTGTTGCCAAGCGCGTGAACGAAAAGTTCGCGGACATCGTAACTTCCACCAAGAAATAGTATGACCGACGAGCGCAAAGACAAGATGAGTGGTAGCGCAATGGCTAGCTACGCGGCCTGCGCTGGAAAGTATCAGCTTGAAATCACCTGTCCCCCCAGCGAGTCTGGGGCGGCGGCTCTCATGGGCAACCGCATCCACCAGTATATGCAAGATCCCATGTCGATCATCCTTACAGACGAGGAGCAGGAGATCGCAGATCGTTGCCAAGTTGAGTACGAGGAGATCCGAGAGGCTATCGCGCTTGGAGATCCTGACAGCACGACGCTGGAGAAACGCCTGTGGTACGGCGACATCTGGTCAGGCCAGATTGACCGCATCGATCACTTCGGTGAGGAGACCGCTCTGGTAGTCGATTGGAAGACTGGTCGCGTCGGTACAGGCAACACGGCGGCTGAAAACCTACAACTTCGTTCTTACGCAGTTTTAGTAAAAAAGAACCTGCCGAAGCTCAAGCGCATCTTGGTAGCCATCGTCCAGCCTATGGCGGCGAAGTTCACCATCGCGGAGTACAACGAGAACGACCTGATGCAAGCCGACCAGCAGATCCAGTCCATCGTCAACGCCGCGCTAGCACCTAACGCGCCACGCACGCCATCACCTGACGCCTGCAAGTATTGTAGGGCGAAGGCGATCTGTCCTGAGGCCGCAGGTGTTGTATCTCAGATGGACAATGTAAAAGCTGAGATCGTTCCAAAGCTGACCGACGAACAGCTAGGCGATTACTTGGAAAAGATTGACATCCT